AATGTTGGTGGTGGTGATGGTGATGTACAGCCTTGGACGTTTCCCGGCACAATTTCTGGTTACTCAAGTGGTGGGCAAATTTCTAGTAGTAATTATAATATAATAGATAAATTTAGTTTCAGCTCAGACGGTGACGCTACTGACGTTGGTGATTTATCTACAGCCACAAGACAAGGGTCTTCAAATTCGTCCTCCACTAACGGGTACAATACTGGTGGGGTGAAGGCGGGAATTGTCGTTGATATAGATAAATTTAGTTTCATTACTGATGGTAATGGGACAGACATAGCCGATTTAACCCTTGCGAGAAGATACATGGCGGGTCAATCATATGAAACTCATGGTTATACGTCTGGTGGTAACGCTGGAGTGGATGTTATCGACAAATTTACTTTTGCTGCAGATAATGATGCGACAGACGTAGGCAATTTATCTGTCTCTAGGGCGTACTGTGGGGGGCAATCCTCACCAACGCATGGCTATACTTGCGGAGGCGTAGGTTCAAATGTCATTGATAAGTTTAGTTTTAGTTCGGATGGAGATGCCACTGATGTAGGCGATCTTTCGATTACGATGGAACATGGTGTTGGTCAATCATCATTTACCAATGGGTATAATTCGGGGGGAAAATCATCTGCGGCTAATGTAATTAATAAATTTTCTTTTTCTTCTGATAATAACGCTACCGACATAGGTAATTTAACGGTGGGTAGGTATTCTTTAGCTGGGCAGTCTTCGACAGTTAGCGGATATACTAGTGGTGGATACACTACCTACAATATCATAGACAAGTTTAGTTTCAGCTCAGACGGTGACGCTACCGATGTGGGGAATTTGACTGTTGGTAGGGAATTATCGGGTGGACAGCAAGTGTGACAAGTATGATAATCAAATGGTCAACAACACTAAACCATCAAACAACAATAATAAAAAAGTTTAACACACAATTGAGTACACACATTATTATAAATACAAACATATACTCATAAATATTTAGAACAAAGGATCGAATAATATGTCAACAGTAAAAAGTACTTTATCATTAAATTCTACTGGTGCAGTCCCATCACAATTGAATTTTTCCCGTAGTTCTTCTGCTACAAGAATCAATAGTATTGGATTGGTTGAGACGCTTGCAGCTAATACTATTAGACAAGATTATCATTCTGATCCTGCGAATACGGGTAGATTAAGAGGTTGGTTACTTGAAGAATCATCAACCAATACTTGTCTTCAGTCAGCTGATTTTGGAACAACTTGGATTACATCAACATCAACATTGACAAATGCTACAACAGTTAATACGAATGCTGTTAAGTCTCCTGATGGAACAACAAACGCAGACGGTGTTGTTGCTAGTGCTTCTGGTGATAATAAAATTGTTGCGGTTCGACAACAGGGTTTTACTTTTACAAGTGGAACTTCTTACACAGTTTCAGTTTGGGCTAAAAAGAATGTACATAACTTTCTAGAAATTTCTAATGAAGATGATGATGGTGCAGGTCGAACATACTCACAGGTATTCAACTTAGCAACTGGTGCAACTGGTGCTAGTGGTGGAACAGTTGATGCAGCTTCTATTGAAGAGTATGCTAATGGTTGGTATCGTTGTCAAGTATCTTTCACAGCTGGTGCAAGTACAACTACAGACGTTTATTTCAAATCACGCCCTGATGATGCTGTTTCTAATGACTATACAGTTGTATCTAGTTCTGGTATGTATCTATGGGGAGCACAAGTTGAAGAACTAGCTTATGCAACTTCATATATCCCAACTACTACTGTTTCTGTTACAAGAACAGCAGACGTTGCATACATTGAAGATACAGAGAATATGTGGAACTGGTATGTTGGTATGTCAATTTGGATTGATGCAACTCCATTGAATACTACTGAAACAGTTACACCCATCTATCATTACCAAGATGCTACTAATGCAAACTACATTTCACTATTGAGTAATGCAAGTATTAATGTTACTACCAATGGTTCTTCACAGTTGGCATCTAGTCCTTTATCTTCTGGTTTTACAAATACAAGACATGAAGATTTTAGAAATGTTATGGCAATAAAATCTAATAGACTTCATATGGCACAGAATGGTAGTTTGTCTTCTGCTCTACCTGATACATCTGTTACTGTTCCTACAAATAGTTCAGCCAGTCAATTTACAATTAAGTTTTTTCACGGAACTGGTTTAACTTCTGGTAGTGGTTGGTTGTCAAACTTTAGACTTTATTCTAATGTTGTTACAGACATGGAGCTACAAAATCTTTCTTTCCGTAAGCATCAGGATTCAAATTCTCTTGCAATAAATGCTGTTCAGGTTATTGATGGTTCTATTACTAACTTGAAACTTAGTGACGATGCTGTTACATCTGGAAAAATTGCTGATGGAACAATTGTTTCTGGTGACATTGCTGCTGGTACAATTCAAACAGGAAATATTGGTAACGATCAGATCACACAAGCATTGATTGGTGCTGGTGCAGTTGGTGGAACAGAAATTGCTGCTAACTCTATTACATCAGCACATTTAGGTCTTGATGTTATCGTTGCTGAAGACATTGCTGCTAATGCAATCACGGTTTCAGAACTCCAAGACAATGCAGTTATAGGTTCTAAGATTGCTACCAATGCTGTTGATGGTACTAAGATTTCACTTGCAAGTGAAGCAACTGGTGACACAATGTACTACGATGGTGCTGATTGGGTAAGACTTGCTAAAGGTACAGCTGGTCAAGTACTTACTATGAATGGTGGTGCAACTGCACCTTCATGGGCTGCAGATTCTACAGACGTTGGTGGTACAGTAGTTGGTGGTGATGTTACAGGTACAGTTTCCAATATTCAAATTGCTGCAAATGCAATTGGTGCAAATGAGATTGCTGCTAATTCAATCACAGCAACTGAAATAAATCAAAATTCAGTTGGTATAACTGAATTGAGTGTTACTGATGGTTCAGCAGGACAGATTCTATCAACGGACGGTTCTGGTGTTCTATCTTTTATTACTGACCCAACAAATGTTGCTGCTTCCGCAGTTGGTGGTGATTTATCTGGTTCTGTTTCAAATGCACAGATTGTTGCACTCGCAGTTGATACTGCTGAACTTGCTGATGATGCAGTAACTGCTGCTAAACTTGATTCAAACGCAGTAGTAACAGCAAGTATTGTTGATTTGAATGTTACAACAGACAAACTTAATAACGATGCAGTAACATCTACTAAATTGGCTGACCATGCTTCTAATGATACATTGCGCGCAGTTGATGCTAACCATATCAAATCTAATGCGGTAACGGAAACTAAACTTATCAATGATGCAGTAACTGCTGATAAACTTGCTTCAAACGCAGTAGTAACAGCAAGTATTGTTGATTTGAATGTTACCGAACCAAAAATTGCTAATGGTGCAATAACAAATGGTAAGCTTGCAGGATTATCAGTTAGTAACACAAACATACAATCAAATGCAATAACTACAACTAAAGTTGCTGATAATCAAATCACAATTGGAAAACTTGCAGTAACAGACGGTACAAATGGTCAAGTACTTTCTACCAATGGTGCTGGTGTATTGTCATTCATTGATGATACTGATACAACTATCGGTGATGCAGCAGTTGGTGGTGATGTTACGGGTACGATTTCTAACATTACGATTCCTAACAATACCATTACAACAGCAATGATTGCAGCAGATGTTATCGTTGCTGAAGACATTGCCAACAATGCAATCACGGTTGCAGAACTTCAAGACAATGCTGTAACGGGTGCGAAGATTGCAATGGGTAGTGATGCTCGTGGTGATATCCTTTATTACAATGGAACGGATTATGCTCGATTGGCAAAAGGTTCTTCTGGTCAAGTTCTCACAATGGGTGCAAACGATCCTTCATGGGCAGCTGATTCAACCAATGTTGGAACAACAGCAGTCGGTGGAATGTTATCAGGTACAGTTGCAAATGCTTCAATCGCAGCTGGTGTCGTTACACCTACAATGTTGTCAGCAACAGGAACTGCTAGTAACTCTACATTCCTAAGAGGTGATGGAGTTTGGGCAGCACCTGCTATGGTTGAGTCTGATCCAACAGCTGTTACAATGGCAATTGCTCTCGGTTAATTTAAAAATAGGGGGATATTTATTATCCCCCTATTTTGACCTTATAAATACTTGATAACAATTAAAAAGGGAATTAAACAATGAGGAAAGAGTTTCTTTTAAGAAGTACCCGTGGAGAATTAGATTTATTGACATATCTTCCATTTTTAACTGAGAAAGATGTTAATACAAAAAAAGAAAGATGGTGTATTGCAGCTGCAGAATATGATTTAAATCCATTTTCAAAGTTAATTAAGTCGCCTGCTAGGTATCATGCAAGAGGACATATTATCGAACATAAAAAATATTATCACGGGTTCTTTGCAAATCTTAGATGCACAGAAGAATTCTATAATAAATATAAAAATAATTTAGATAAATATATCGTCACAGAAGATCACATTAATCGTGACTCACAGCCTTCTTGGCTTTAATTTATTTTAAATGAGATGATGGTTATGTATGGCGAACATTATAAAAATAAAAAGAAGCGAAACATCTAATTCTATACCTACTACAAGTGATATTGCAGTTGGTGAGATTTGCATGAACATTGCAGATCAGAAGTTATACACTAGAAAATCAGATGATTCAATTGTTACGGTATCTGATGCTGTTGTAGGTAAGACGGTATTGGAATTAATATCTACTGATACTAGTGCAGCTGCAGGGCCAGTATTAGATTTATATAGAAATTCTTTTTCACCCTTTGACTCTGATGCAATCGGAGAAATTAAATTTCAAGGTGAGAATGATAATAGTGATAAAGTTGTTTTTGCAAAGATAACAAGTAAGATTGCAGATGCATCAGCTTCAAGTGAAGATGCTATCATAGAGTTTCATGTTCAAGAAGCTGGTTCAAGTGGAGCTGTTATACAAATCAAGGGTGATGGTATTCACATAATGTCTGGAAATAAAATTACATTTGCAGATGGAACTACAATGTCAACAGCACCTGCTGAATCAAATGCTGTAACAATGGCAATTGCATTGGGTTAAAGTTAAGAAATAAAAACTAAAGGAGAAAAGATAAATGGCTTTATCAAAAGTAGTAGATAATTCAATAGAAGGTTTGGCGGCAAGTAAGTTAACTGGGACTATAGCTGATGCAAGATTCCCTGCCACACTTCCTGCTGGTAGTGGGGTTAATCTCACAGCTTTAAACGCTACTAATATAGGAAGTGGCACAGTACCCACAGCTAGGCTTGGAACAGGAACGGCTTCCTCCAGTACTTTTTTGAGAGGCGATCAGACGTATGCGGAAGCTGGTGGTGGTTCTTGGAATTTGATAGGGACTGCTGAAGCAAGTAATTCAGCATCTCTTACGATAACGGGTCTAGATGCTACTTACGATACCTATGCTATTGCAATGTCGGCTCTGGCCCCTGCGACTAATGGTAGGGACGCTTGGTTACGGTGTGGCGACAGTTCTGGCATAGACGAGTCGGGTTATTCTTACAGTATGGTGAACCGCCTAGATTCTACGGCCGTTGTAGGGACTGACCAAGCTACATCGGGTAGTAAAATAAGATTGTCTGCTGACAACGGCAACTCTTCTGGAAAAACTTATGGGGGTATGTGGTATCTACATTCCCCAAATGATGCGAGTGCCTTCTCAACGTTTAGCGGGGTCGGTATAAATGTCAGTGCGGCAGGTCGATTTTCATCTAATTGGGGAGTTGGTGCTAGGACTACAGCTATCACGCTTGATCGAATACAGTTTCTTTTTGCTGCCGGCAACATAATCTCTGGAAGACTGTCAGTTTACGGCATAGCCCACGCATAAAAAAGGATATTATAAATGACTAAAACTAAAAAAGGATATTATAAATGACTAGAACTAAAGTAATAGCAGGGCCAGCAGGTAGCATCACAGTCGAGCTAACAAAAGAAGAGAATGATGCTAGGGACTTGGAAGAACAGGAGTGGGTAGATGGCGAAACGACACGCAATGCTCTTAAAGAAATAAGTGAATTAGAAGGGCAAGTAACTCAAAGACGATTGCGTGAAGCACACGCAGACTCAACTTGGCTTGATGCACAAGAAGCGTTGATTGCAACTGAACGAGCTAAACTGTAAATATAAAGTATAATGCACTAAGGTAAATAATATGGCTTCAGTAAAATGGAATCAAGATTTAAATGCTGGACAAAATTGGATGGCTGATATTAACTTGATGAATACAAATGGTTCGACAAGGGATATAACAGGACACACTCTTGCGTCACAAATAAGAAGACATTATAAATCTGTTTCTCCTAAAGAAAACATTACAGTTGTTGTTATGGATGCTGCTACTGGTAAAATACAGCTGAGATTAACACCAATTCAAACATCTAATTTAAAAAATGGAAAATGGGTGTATGATGTTGAGTTGACTAATAGAACAGGCTCTATTGTTGCCATAACAGGTGGTGGTGGTTCTGGTGCTGTTGGTTTTGCAAAAGTTAATGCAGACGGTGCTATATCAGAGATAACTATTGAAAATGCTGGTACTGGTTATACATCAGCACCTGCTGTAACTATTACTGATACAAGAGTTCTTGGTGCTGGTGATGTAAGAGGTTCTGGTGCAACTGCTACTGCAACTATTGATGCGAATGGAATAGTAAATTCTATAACAGTTGATGCTGGTGGTAGTGATTATGTTTCAATACCCAAAGAAAGAGTTATTGACGGTATTATAACAATTAGACCAGAGGTAACAATAATCTAATGCCTATACAAGTAAATTTTAATAACGGAAATCCAATATTTTCACCCGCATTAGGCACAGCTGCAGCTACTGGGTCTGGTGTTACACCGCCATTGGTGGATTTATCAGACGTAAATAAAATTGGTTTGAACGATAATGATGTTTTAGTATATGACTCTACAACAGAAAAATTCGTTCCAATAGATATAGAAGTTATCAACGATAATGATGGTGGTGTATTCTAAAAAATTATAAGTGGTGGGTTTAAAATATACAATGACAATGGAGTAGGATGTGAATTTTATTTAATGATTACAATGTTTTTTAAAGTGACAAACCTAACAATAAATATTTAAAAGGAAATAATAAAAATGGCTAATACAATTCAAATTAAACGATCCTCCGCTAATGCAGCACCTACTGGTCTTGCTAAAGGTGAATTGGCATGGGTAGATCATGGTACAGGTGGTGGAGAAGGTGTTTTGTATATCGGTGATATGACATCAGCTGGTGCTGTTGTTCGTACAATCGGTGGTACAGGAACATCTGCTTTCGCTGATGATATCTTGAACAATACTCCATTGACGGGTGTTCCAACAGCTCCTACAGCTGCAACAACTACAAGCACAACTCAACTCGCAACAACTGCATTTGTCCAGCAAGAACTTCTTGCTAATACTAATCCTATCTCACAGGCATCTGATACAGATATTGTTAACCCATCGACTGCACAGGTTCTAATTTATGATGGTACAAATTCTTGGGATAATAAATCACTTTCTGGTGATGTTTCAATTGGTGCTGATGGTACTGCAACTGTAAATGGTGTTGCAGCTAACGCTGTTGCTCTGGGAACAGATACAACTGGTAACTACGTTGCAACATTGTCTAACGTAGACAACAACTTGAATATTCAATCAAGTGGTACAGAAAGTGCTGCTGTTCAAATTGATCTTTCAAGTAATGTTACAATTTCTGGTAACTTGACTGTTCAAGGTTCAACCACAACAGTTGATTCAACTGTTGTTACAGTTGCTGATCCTATCTTTACATTGGGTGCTAACGCAGCTGATAGTAAAGATCGTGGTGTTGCAATGAAATATGGCGCAGCTGCAAAGTTCTCTTGGATGGGTATGGATGATACCGACAAGAAATTTAAGTTCATCGAAGATGCAACCAATACCGGCGAAGTAATGACTGGTTCTTTGGGTGATGCTGCTTTCGGAAGCATTGACGGTACATTGACAACTGCTTCACAGACAGCTATCACAGGTCTTGGTACGATTACAGCTGGTACATGGAACGCAGATATCATTACATCAACATATGGTGGATTTGGTATTGATACATCTAGCTCAACTGGTGTTGGTACAGTATCAGGTGGAACATGGTCTGTTCAGTCTGAAATGCCTGTTACCCTTGGTGGTACTGGTCTTCAAGCTGTTACTGCTGAAGGTATCCTAGTTGGTGCTGGTACAGCTGACATGACAGTTCTCACAATCGGTTCAGCTGGTCAGAAACTTATGGTTTCTTCTGGTGGAGCTCCAGTGTGGTCTGATGAAGTTGACGGCGGTACTTTCTAAGGTTATTTTTAACTTAGAAACAACATAGTAGTAGATTCACTGAAGGGGGATGGGGGTTTTCCCTGTCCCCCTTTGTTTTTTTTAGTAGTATACATACAAATAGGTAGGTAAATAAATGCAATTAGACCAGACTGCCGAACTAATTGAAAAATTAGGCGTGCCAATCGTAGGTTTGTTATTGATTGGGTGGGGTTTTTGGAAAATTGTGAAGTGGCTACAAGATTCACTTACAGGGAAGATAGGGTATCAAACAGATATACTTATCCAACTTATAGATCGTATTAGAGTATTACAGACAGATATTTTAAAGCTGGATACGATGATACGAACACGTTATGGATTAGAAGTTGATGAGAATAGAATAGAACGTGCTGATGAACCATCGAAGAAAAAAAGAAAGTAATTAATAATTCTATATTAAAGGAGTCTATGAAATGACTGATGAAGTAAAAGAAGAAGCAAAGGAAGAAAAACCAAAAACGACACCATTAGCAAAACCAGCACCAGTTGATCCTGATGTTACTGTTGAACAAGTGCAGGCACAACTTAACTATGCACAAAAAATAATTAATGTTCTTCAAGGTAAAGTCAATGAAGCTAACGGAGTAGTTGTTCAACTTGAGGCTCGTCTTCAAATCGCAGCAGAAGATAAAGAAAATATATTGAAACAACTTGAGCCAATGGGAATTGCCCCACAATAATAAAAGGAAAATAGTATGGCTAGTGTAAACTCAAGACAGGGATTAATAGATTATTGTTTAAGAAGGTTAGGACAACCTGTAATTGAAATAAACATTGATGAAGATCAACTTGAAGAAAGAGTTGATGATGCATTAGAATATTTTCAAGAATATCATTTTGATGGTGTAGAAAAAGTTTTTCTCAAACACCTGATAACAGCTGAAGATATAACTAATGAATATATTCCTATGGGTGATCCTGCTTCTCCTGTAGGTGGGCCTGTTATTAGTGTTGTTAGGGTATTACCTATTCCTAGTTTTGATTCATTTCAAGGTGGATTTTTTAATGAAGAATATCAATTAAGACTAAATGATTTAAATAGTTTTTCTGGTTCTTCTTTGATTCAATGGGAAATGACACAACAGAATTTTTCATTAGTTGAACAATTATTTTCTATTGCACCAACAATGATGTTTAATAGAAAACAAAACAGAGTTTATTTAGAAGCTGATTGGAATGAAAAATTTAATGTGAACGATGTTTTAGTTATTGAAGCATATCGTGCATTAGACCCTTCACAGTATGGTGAAGTATGGAATGATATGTTTCTAAAGAAATATACAACAGCTTTAATTAAACGACAATGGGGTGAGAACTTGAAAAAGTTTCAAGGAGTTGTATTGCCGGGTGGTATTACACTTGATGGTAAAAGTATATATGATGAAGCAGTTGAAGAAATTGCAAAGATAGAAGAACAAATGAGTTTATCTTATGAACTTCCAGCAGACGGATATGTAGGTTAATATGCCAGTTAATAACTATTTTAGAAATTTTAATTCATTTCCACAACAGGAATTGCTTAACGCTTTAACTAAAGAAGTAATTGAAATAAATGGAATTGAAATAATGTATGTTGTACGAGAATCGACTTCTGAGAAAGATACAATATATAATGAAGAACCAACATCAAGATTTATTTCTGTTAGAAAAGTAGAAATGTATATTAATACACCAGAAGGATTTGAAGGTTCTGGTGATGCAGTTTCTAAATTTGGTTTAGATATACAAGACGAATTAAATTTAATTGTAAACAAAGAAAGATTTTTAGAAGAAGTAAGCCTTCGCGTTCCAAGAGAGGGTGATTTAATTTATCTTCCATTAGGTAAAGGTTTATATGAAATTAAATTTGTCGAACACGAAAAACCATTTTACACATTAGGAAAAAATACTGTATATGAATTAAATTGTGAATTGTTTCGTTATAACAATCAGTTATTTGATGTTTCTGTAGATGAGATGGGTGCTGTATTTGATAAGATTGAAAGACAAAATGCAGTAACAAGAAGATTTTCAGTAGGTACAGCATTTAATGATAGTGAAAAATTTGTACTTAGTGAAACTATTACTGGACAATCATCTGGTGCTACTGCTAAAGTTTCATCAATGGCTGGTACTTTATTAGATGTTTATCGTGTTTCTGGTGCATTTCAAGATGGTGAAACTATTCAAGGTGTAGGCGTAAACAGTAGAGGTAGTGACCATACAAATACTATTCAATCACAGGATGACCAAGTTATTTCAACATCTGAATATGATGATAATAAAATATTTGAAACAGAGGGTGATAACATTTTAGATTTTAGTGAAATTGATCCTTGGAGTGAGGGAGATTTATAATGTTTGGAAAATATTTCTACAATAAGAATATAAGAAATATAGTTATTTTATTTGGAACTGTATTTAATGATATAACTATAAAAAGAACATTGTCTAATGGTACTATTCAAAACACATTGAAAGTTCCTATTGCGTATGGCCCTGCGCAAAAGTATTTATCTAAATTAGATCAAGGTGAACTATTTTCTGCTAATGATTCTCAAGGTAATGCTGATTTAAAAGAAAACGTTGGAATGGTTCTTCCAAGAATGTCGTTTGAAATAACTACGATGACATATGACACGACAAGGAAATTACAATCAACAAAAAAAATAAGAGAAGTAAAAATGCTTGGCCCATTAGAAAGTATTGAAATAACTAATGGTGGTTCTGGTTATACTTTAATTCCTACTGTTGAGATAGATGCTCCACCAACAGGTGGCACACAGGCAACAGCAGTAATTACAGTAGCTGATTCAGAAAATAATATTGTAAGTGGTTTGCAAAATGGTGTTGTTACAAGTATTACATTAACTAATGCTGGAACTGGTTATACATCAATACCAAATGTTACAATTAAAAATAATACAAGTGAACCAACTAACAGTTCAATATTCCCAGCAACAGTAACAGCTAATGTTGATGCAAATACTACTACATTACAAACTATTTATACACCTGTCCCATATAACTTTGAAATTGATTTATCCATTATGGTTTTAAATAGTGATGATGGTTCACAAATACTTGAACAGATTTTGCCGTACTTTACACCAGAGTTTCATGTGACAATGAACGAAATGAAATCATTGGGAATAAAAAGAGATATACCAATTATTTTAAATAGTATGTCAACGGAAGATGATTATGAAGGTGATTTTCTTTCAAGAAGGTCTTTAGTTCATACTCTATCATTTACAGTACAGGGTTATTTGTATGGCCCAACCTCTGACCAAGGAATTATTAGGGAAGTTGATGTTAATACTGGAACAAATTTTATTATTGATGATCCAGTAGTTAATGTTAATGTTGTACCAAACCCAACAACAGCTGACCCTGATGATGCACCAATAAATACAACAACAACTATAACTGACTTATAATGAAACTATATGAAAAAAGAAACTGTAAAAAAACTGAATGATATTTTAGATATTGCAGATGATATTATTGATATTGATGAACCATTAGAAATACAACAAGCACAAGTAGTTGATACAGATACTACTGACTTAACAAGTGACTATGATTTCTCAAGAGATCAATACCATAACATTATTGAAAAAGGTAATGAGGCACTAGTAGAATTATTAGCTATTGCAAAGGAAGGCGAACAACCAAGAGCATTTGAGGTTGCAACCCAACTTATGAATTCTTTAGCTGCAACTACTAAAGAACTTTTGATATTACAAAAAACCAAGAAAGAAGTTGAAGGAACATCTAAACTTACGAAGAATGAAAATAATCTTTTCATTGGTAGCACTTCCGAACTTCAAAAACTTCTTGATATGAAAAAGAAAAAATAATATGCCAGAAGATAATTCCTATTTAGGAAATAACCTTTTAAAAGGTGTAGGTGTACCACATAAGTTTACTAAGAAAGAAATAGAGGAATACATCAAGTGTAAAGATGATCCAATCTATTTTTTGGAAAACTATGTGAAGATTGTACACGTTGATGAAGGGCTTGTTCCTTTTAAGATGTATGACTTTCAAAGAAAATTAGTAGAAGCAATAACTGAAAATAGAAATGTTATTGTAAAGACAGGTAGACAGGTTGGTAAAACTACAACTACTATCGGTTGGTTGTTACATTATATTCTTTTCAATCAAGAAAAAATTGTTGGTGTTCTAGCTAACAAAGCAATCACTGCTCGTGAAATCCTCGGTAGAATTCAAACATCCTATCAGCATCTCCCCAAATTTCTTCAGCAAGGTTTAAGAGAATGGAATAAAGGTTCTATGGAACTTGAGAATGGAAGTAAGGTTATTGCTTCTTCCACATCTTCAAGTGCAATCCGTGGATTTTCATTTTCCTGTATTCTCCTTGATGAGTTTGCTCACGTTCAGAGACACATCGCTTCCGAATTCATACGCTCAGTTTATCCTACGATTTCATCTGGTAAAGAAACCAAAGTTATTATTGTATCTACTCCAAATGGATTTAATCTTTTTTACAAATTCTGGAATGATGCAGAAGCTGGAAATAATACATTTTACCCGTTCAAAGTACATTGGTCAAATGTTCCCGGCCGAGATGAAGCATGGCATAAAAGAACTGTATCGACAATCGGTGAAGATGCTTTCAGACAGGAGTATGAGGCAGAGTTTTTGGGCTCCACAAATACTCTGATTTCTACCGAAAGACTGCAAGAAATGTCATATAATGAGCCATTATTCTCCAGAGAGGGATTAGATGTGCATGAAGAGCCGGTTGATGGACATACATATACTATCACCGTTGACGTGGCTAGAGGGCAGGGACAGGACTATTCTGCCTTTTCGGTGTTCGATATTACTGAAATTCCGTACAAAATCGTTGCAAAATACCGAAATAACACCGTAGCACCCCTACACTTTCCGAATATTATAAATACTGTTGGAAAGAGATATAATTATGCATATCTTTTAATAGAAATAAATGACATTGGTTCACAGGTTGCTGACGTTTTACACCATGATTTAGAGTATGAACATTTATATTCAACATCGTGGTATGGAAGACACGGCCAACAATTGAGTAGTGGTGCAAAGAGGGAATCTGCATTTGGTGTAAGAACAACCAAATCTATGAAAAAAATAGGTTGTTCAAATTTAAAATCACTGATTGAAGAAAACAAACTCTTATTCAACGACTACGATATTATAACAGAGCTAACAACATTTATTGCTATTGGTGAATCTTTTGCTGGTGAAGATGGAACTAATGATGATTTAGTAATAACATTAGTATTATTCGCTTGGTTAATAGACCAACAATATTTTAAAGATTTAAGCAATCAAAATATAAGAGATAATTTATATCAAAATCAAATGAGCCAATTAGAAGATTTAACGACACCTTTTGGTGTTATTGATAATGGGTTAAACAAGAAAGAATATGAGATAGATTCTGATGGGACAGTATGGGAAACAATAAATTAAATTATGCAATTGATGAAAACTATATTAATATAAAAAATGTAATTAATTGTAAAGGAGAATAAAATGCCATTTCAAGTTAGCCCAGGCGTCGTAGTTACAGAAAGAGATTTGACTACAGTAGTGCCCAATGTATCAACAAGCATTGGTGCTTTTGCTGGAGCATTTCAATGGGGCCCAGTATTACAAAGAGTTAGAATTGAAACAGAAAACGAATTAGTACAAACATTTGGTGAGCCGACTGCGGATACAGCAGAATATTTTTGGTCAGCTGCCAATTACCTAGCATATTCAAATAATCTATTAGTAGTAAGAAACACTGAAGCTAATGCAATAAACGCAGTAGTTGGTGATGATAATGCTGGTACAGCAAAAAAAATTGATAACATAGATGATTATGATGGAACTTCAGATTTTACCGATCAATTGTTTATTGCCAAGTATCCTGGCGCAAGAGGCAGTAGTTTGAAAGCTATTGCTGTAGATAGTGCTGGTTGGGCATCATTTTCAGGTCTTGCTAATAGTGCAAGAACACCAGACCAAAAATTATTATTTGCTAATTTTGATAGAGCACCCGGCACATCAACTGATGTTGCTGCATCAGGTGGTTCTAATGATGAGATGCACGTTCTTGTTATAGATGAAAATGGTTTGTTTAGTGGTGTAGCTGGTGAAATATTAGAAGCTCATGCTTTCGTAAGTAAAGCAAGTGACGCAAAAAAGATTGATGGTTCATCAAATTACGTTAAAAATGTTTTGAAAAATGAATCACGATATATTTGGTTGGGAGAAGTACTTAAAATTACTGAATCAACAACTGATTCAGGTTCAGAAGTTGATGCTGGTTCATTAAAAGCTGGAAACACTTTTAAATTAATAAATGCAGCGTCTGATGCAGATAAGATTATCGGTGGTTCTCTTGCTGGTGGTTCTGATGGAACTTATCCTCTTACACCTGCTAAAGAACAAATAGCATATAATATGTTTGCAGATGCTGAAACAGTAGATATATCACTACTTATAGGTGGCCCTGCTCTACAGGCTACTGCACAACATCTTGTTTTAACCATAGCAGAAAATCGAAAAGATTGTATAGCATTTGTTTCACCTACTAAAGCATCAGTAGTTAATGCAGCTGTAGATAGTCAAACTGCTTCTATTGTTTCTCAGAAAAATGCTATTGGTTCTTCTAGTTATGGTGTTATGGATAATGCATGGAAATACCAATATGATCGTTACCGTGATGTTTTTATTAATGTACCAATGAACGGTGATATTGCTGGTCTTTGTGCAAGAACTGATTTCACTAACGATGCATGGTTTTCACCAGCAGGTCTAAACAGAGGTGTTATTAAAAATATTGTAAGACCTTCTTGGGATGCATCCCAAGGTGATAGAGATGAACTTTATAAAGGTGGTATTAACCCTATTACTACACAATTAGGAGCTGGTAATATATTGTTTGGTGATAAGACTATGTTAGCAGTTCCATCAGCATTTGATAGAATCAATGTTCGTAGGTTGTTCATTGTTCTTGAAAAAGCAATCGCGATTGCTGCTAAAGCAATGTTGTTTGAATTCAATGATGAATTCACAAGGTCACAATTTGTTAATATTGTTACTCCTTTTTTGAGGGAAGTACAGGGACGTAGAGGACTCACAGACTTCAAAGTAGTTTGTGATAGTTCAAACAATACAGGTCAGGTTATTGATACTAATAATTTTGTTGGTGATATTTATATCAAACCAAACAGGTCTATTAACTTCATTCAACTTAACTTTATTGCTGCTCGTTCTGATGTATCTTTCTCAGAAATTGGTGGTTAAGTCTTATAAATATAATAAAATAAAGGAGTAACAAACAATGAGTAATATCGCAGAATTTAAGAGTCAGTTTCAAGGTGGTGTAAGACCTAATCAATTCAGAGTTTTCATGTCAAAAGGCCCTAATGGTATTGGTACGAAAAACTTTTCATTCTTGGGAAAAGCAGCAAGTATTCCTGCTTCTACCATCGGAAATGTTGATGTTCCTTACCGAGGCCGTCAACTGAAAGTTCCTGGCGACAGAACTTTTGAAGATTGGACATTAACAGTTTTCAATGATGGAGAATGGTCTGCTAGGTCATATTTTGAAAAATGGATGCAAGTTCTTCAAGGTCATAGAGAACCTGTTAGAAGTGTAGCTGCAACTGATGTTTATGGTAATGCTGTTGTTCAACAGTTATCACGAACAGGTACAGCAATTGCAACATACACAATGGAAGACATTTATCCAACGAATGTAGCTGCAATTGATTTGGGATTTGATACTAATGATTCAGTTGAAGAATTTCAGGTTACTTTCGCAGTTAATAATTGGTATAGTTCTTCTAATCCTGAACCTAATGGACAGGGTAGTGGTCTTGATATTGACTTCCAAGTTAGAGGTAATATTGGTGGTGTTGGTGTTAGTATTGGTACTTAATTTTTTGATAAGGGGGAGTTTATTCTCCCCCTTAACTTTCATAATGAATAAAGGATAAGAATATGGCTTTTGATTTATTTGGTTTTTCAGTTTCAAAAAAGAAAACACAAAAAACATTTGTAACACCAGAGAATGATGATGGTGCAATTACATATGTCGAAGGTGGAGGATTTGTAGGTACATATCTAAATACTGATATTGATGCAAGGGACGAAAATGTTCTTATTCAGAAATATCGGGAAATGGCAATGACACAAGAAGTTGACTTAGCCATTACAGATGTTATCAACGAAGCCGTGTTGCATGAAACTGGAAAAGCATCCGTAAATTTATCTTTAGAAAAATCAGATCAAAGTGATGCAATTAAGAAAAAGATTTCTGATGAATTTAAAAATATCGTAAAGCTTTTAGATTTTAATAAAACTGGTTATGATACTTTTAGAAAATGGTATATTGATGGTAAACTTTATCATCATATTGTTATTGATAAAACAAAACCAAAAGAAGGAATTAAACATTTAATTTCAGTTGATGCACTTGATATTAAAAAAATTCGTGAAATAAAAAAAGAAAAAGATACGGTTACGGGTGTTGAGTTTGTAAAAGAAATAGAAGAATATTTTATTTATAAACCAGACCAAGCAACAGGACAGTTTACTCCTGGCGGTAGACAACATAATGAAGAAGTAAAAGTTCAGACTGATGCTATCTCTTATGTTCATTCTGGAATGATTGACGCAGAGAAACAAGTTGTTATAGGTTATCTATATAAATCAATTAAACCTTATAACCAATTAAGGATGATTGAGGATTCACTTGTTATCTATCGTTTAGCAAGAGCTCCAGAACGTAGAATTTTTTATATTGATGTTGGTAACTTACCCAAATTAAAAGCAGAACAATACTTGCGTTCTGTTATGGATAAGTATAAACAGAAAGTTGTTTACAATGCATCAACTGGTGAAGTAGAAGACCAGAAAAAACAAATGTCAATGCTAGAAGATTTCTGGCTACCAAGAAGAGAGGGTGGACGGGGTACTGAAATTAATACTTTGCCTTCTGGACAGAATCTTGGTGAGATTGACGATATAGAATATTTTAGAAAGAAACTTTATCAGTCTCTTAATATTCCTATTTCAAGGATTGAGGGAACTGATTCAACTGCCTTTAATCTCGGCCGAAGTACAGAGATTAACAGAGATGAAGTAAAGTTTTCTAAGTTTATTTCAAGATTACGACAAAGATTTTCATCTTTATTTACAGATTTGCTCAGAGTCCAATTACTTCTTAAAAATATTATTAAAGAAGATGATTGGTATGAAATTAAAGATTCAATAGAATATGTTTGGACAAGAGATTCTCATTTTGCAGAGTTAAAACAAAATGAAATTCTTAGAGAGCGACTAGAAGTTCTTTCATCATTGGATGAATACATTGGAAAATATTATTCTAACGAATGGGTTAGAAAAAATGTTCTCCGACAATCTGAAGATGAAATTGATGAAATGGATAAACAGATTAAAATTGAAACTGGTGTTGAGCCAGATGATGCAACAATTAATCCAGACTTATTGGATTATCAGGGAGATTAATAATGAGTATTTCTAAATCTAGTTTTCTAAATAATTATAAGAACAAAATTGTTTCAGCTGATAATTCAGAAAAAATCAATGAAGCAATAAAGTATGCTTTCAGACTTACAGATTTGTATGGTATTGAAAAAATAAACAAATCAATCCTAGAAGCTTCTGTTGAATTCAAGATTGATGAAAATGTAATAAGAGAAAAAATAAACGATGAATCATTTATATTAGACGAAAGGAATTACAATGAGTGATGAAATAAAAGCAAGCTTGGTACAGAATGTTATTGATAAAAAGTTTTCGCGTGCGAATTCAGATTTTGCAAATCTTATGAGAGATAAAGCATATTCTGCAATTGATGATTTTAAGAATGCATTTCAGTATGTTGCAATTCAGAAAAAAGAAGCAGAAGCAGCTGCATCTGAAAAGGAAGTAGAAAAAAAGGAAAAGTAAAATGGAAGAGGCTCTAACAATACAACAAAGAATGAAGCGTTCTCGTGTGATGAAAGCTAAAAGTGGTATTATTGCACGAAAACGTGAAAGAGCATTAAATAGAAAAGCTGACTCCAAGACATTACAAAAAAGAGCACAAAAAACTGCTAGAAATATTATTGCTAAAAAGATGTTGCAAGGTAGAGATAAAAGCGAATTGTCATTATCAAGTAGGGAGAATTTAGAAAAAAAACTTGGTAAGAAAAAAGGTGTAATTAACAAAATAGCAAAGAAACTTTTACCACAGATTAGAAAAAAAGAAGTAGAAAGATTTAAAAAGTTAAAGGAGAAATAAATGAAACTAATAACAGAACATACTAATGAAGTAGAGTATATTGTTGAAGGTAAAAACAAACAACAATATATTAAAGGTATTTTTATGCAGTCTGATATTCAGAATCAGAATGGCAGAGTATATCCTTTTTCTGTTCTCAAAAAACAAGTAAAAGAATTTAATGAGAAATTTGTAAAACAAGATAGAGCATTAGGTGAACTTGGACATCCTTCAGGCCCCTCTGTTAATCTTGATAGGGTTTCTCATATCATCACAGAATTGCACGAAGATGGAAAAAATTTCATTGGTAAAGCAAAAATTATTGATACACCAAATGGTAAGATTGTAAAAAATCTTCTTGAGTCTGGTGTTCGTTTGGGTGTTAGTTCAAGAGGACTTGGTTCAATAAAAACAAATAAGTCTGGTGTAAATGAAGTACAAGATGATTTTGTACTTTCTACAGTTGATATTGTTTCTGACCCATCTGCTCCTGACGCATTTGTTAATGGCATCATGGAAGGTAAAGAGTTTAGTTTGACAGGTGAAGTTGAGTATCACATTCGGAAGGAAATTAAGAATACCGTAAAGTCTAGATTAGAAGAAAAGAAGATTAAACTATTTCAAAATTTTATTAAAAACTTATAAGTAATTTAAAGGAGTATTAAGATGGCTAAAGAAAATGGACAAGTTGAAGAAGCAGATATGATGGAAGACAGTGAAATTGAGAAAGAAATCGAAGAGCAAGCAAAAGATTCTAATAAAGAACTAGGTCTTCCAGCACTAGATGCTGATGATGGTCGAGAAGAATCAGAGGAAGATGGAGAAGGTGGAACATCTAAAGCTTCTGATCCTAAAACAAAGAAGTCTAAAGCATCTGCAAAAGCAGAAGCTAAAGAAGTAGAAGAGGGTGAACTTCCCCCTGCCTTGAAAAAAGCTATCGACGCTAAAAAGGGTAAAGATGAAGACGAAGATGAAGACGAAGAGAAGAAAGAAGAAATCGAAGTTAATGTTGACGAAGACGTTGCTGCTCTAGTAGATGGCGAAGAACTTTCCGAAGAGTTCAAAACAAAAGCTTCTACAATTTTTGAAGCTGCAGTTAAGTCTAAGATTTCCAAGATTCGTAAACAGATTCGTGAAGAGTCTAAGAAAGAGCAAGACGAGCGTATTGAGTCCATGCAAGAAGAGATGACAGAGAACATGGATAAGTACCTCTCTTATGCTACAAAAGAATGGATGGAAGAAAATAAACTATCAGTAGAAACTGGTGTTCGTAACGAAGTTACAGAGAGTTTCATTACTGGTTTGAAGAAGTTGTTTGAAGAGCATTATATTGATGTTCCCGAAGAGAAGGAAGATGTTTTTGAAAGTCTAGTTGTTGAAGTTGCAGAACTTGAAGAAAAACTAGACTCACAAACCGAGAAGCACATGGATACCGTGAAAGAATTAAATACATATAAGGCTGCTTCTGTATTCAAGACCGTTTCAGAAGGAATGGTTGATACTGATGTTGAAAAATTTACTGAATTGACTGAAGACGTTGACTACGATACTGATGACCAGTATGCGGAAAAACTGAACACAATTAAGAACAGTTATTTCAAATCAGACACAAAAGAAGATGTTGTAGATAACAAGAAAACTGCAGGCACTAATAATCCAGTTGTAGATGGAACAAGTGATAGTCGTATGGATAGTGTAATGAGTGCAATTTCTCACTTATCAAAAAAATAATGGACTGAGTGAAGTTAAACTTAAATTAATTAAATAAATTTTAAAGGAGTAAGAAAATGTATTTATCCGAAAATATTTCTGAGAAGTGGAAGCCTGTAATGGAACATGGCGATCTTCCAGAAATCAAAGATTCATATAAGCGTGATGTTACATTGCGTTTGTTGGAAAACCAAGAGAAGTTTCTTCAAGAAGCTGCACCAACAAACTCTGGTGTTGCACCTGCTGGTTCTAACATTGATGGCTGGGATCCAATTTTAATTTCTTTGGTTCGCCGATCTATGCCTCAGATGATTGCCTATGATGTTTGTGGTGTTCAACCAATGACAGGCCCTACGGGTTTGATTTTCGCAATGAAATCACAATATGTCCGAAATGGTGTTCGTTCAGAAGCACTCTTTAATGAATCTGAAACTGATTTCTCTGGCAATGCTGGTGGTAATAGTAATGCTAATTCAACACAAACGGGTTTGACAGATACAGTTAATCCTTTTGGTGCTGAGGCTGGTATTACTAATCACGTTAGTGGTGAGGGTATGACAACAGCTAATGCTGAAGCTCTTGGTGATGTTGAAGCAAGTAATGCTTTTGCAGAGATGGCTTTCAGTATCGACAAAATTTCCGTAACTGCACGTTCTCGAGCTCTGAAAGCTGAATACTCTACGGAGTTGGCTCAAGACTTGAAAGCAGTTCACGGTTTGGACGCTGAAACAGAATTGGCAAATATCCTCTCAACTGAAATCCTTCAGGAAATCAACCGAGAAGTTATTCGTACAATTTATTCAATTGCCCAATATGGTGCGCAGTCAGATACTACTAACGGTGGTATTTTTGATCTTGACACAGACTCTAACGGTCGATGGTCAGTTGAGAAGTTTAAAGGTTTGATGTTCCAGATCGAGCGAGACCGAAATGAAATTGGTCATGCAACTCGACGCGGCAAAGCAAACTTTATGATCTGTTCTGCTGACGTTGCTTCTGCTATGTCAATGGCAGGTATGTTGGAAACTGGACACGCACTGAATGTAGACGATACAATGTCAACTTTCGCTGGTACAATGAACGGTCTGAAAGTTTATGTTGATCCTTACTACACAGCCGGTGCTGGTCAGTTCTATGTACTTGGTTATAAGGGTTCTTCACCTTATGATGCTGGTATGTTCTACTGTCCTTACGTTCCTCTACAGATGGTTCGTGCTATGGGCGAGAACACATTCCAACCAAAAATCGGTTTTAAGACCCGTTATGGTATGGTTGCTAATCCATTTGTAGGTGATGGTTCTGGAGCCTTAGCAAGTGGTACTAATCAGTACTACAGAAAAGTTCGCGTTGCAAACTTGATGTAATTTCTGTTTTTTGTTTAAATCAAGAGGGATGGGGATTTCCCTGTCCCTCTTTTTTTTTGGAGTTTTTATATGCATGAATACAAAGCTAAAGTAACGAAGATTATTGATGGTGATACCATTCGTTGTGATATTGATTTAGGATTCGACATAGTAATGGCTAATCAGACTATAAGATTATTCGGCATAGATACACCAGAGTCCAGAACTAGGGATAAGGAAGAAAAGTTTTACGGAAACATATCTAAACAGTTTTTAAACGATTATTGTCCTAAAGGGTCGTATATAACCCTTAGAACCCATTTAGATAAAAAGGGCAAGTTTGGACGTATTCTAGGTGAACTTATAGTCAATAAAGTCAACCTAAATGAACAAATGATTGAAGAAAACCTTGCTGTTGCTTATCATGGCCAATCTAAGATGGACATTGAAAAAGAACACCTATTTAATAGAACACAGCTATCTCATAGGGGATATAAATATTCTTAACTTCTTCCTTGTATTGCTGTTTCTAGTGTGTTATTATTGATATGTGGGTTGGTTCAGATAACTAATTGTTTATATATTTACTTCTTTTTAATAAGTATTATAAATAGCTATATAACTTATATTAATTCTTTAGAGTATTATTAAATGCCATTACAGCCGAATGAGATAAATCAATTAAATGTAGTTTCGTTTGAAACTAACTTTACCCGTTTGCCTAATGTTAATTTCTTTTGTCAGCGAATAAATATACCATCAATAGGTTTAGGATTAGCTAGTCAAGCTACTCCATTTTCAGATATACCAGTATTAGGCGATAAACTTCTTTTTGAGCAGCTAACTTTAAATTTTATAGTTAGTGAAGATTTGTCAAATTATTTAGAAATATATAATTGGCTTATTTCTATAGGTTTTCCAGAGAATGACACACAGTTTAACTTAAATAATAGTAATGTTGAACCAACTGAAAATCTAAGATCAGATATGAATATCATAATAAATACTAATAAATCCAACCCAAATTACAGCATTACATTTAGAGATGCTTTCCCAGTATCACTTGGAAGTATTGAATTAGATGCTGCAGCTACATCGCTAGAGCCCATTATATTGGATGTTTCCTTTGCTTACACAGGCTCATTTTCCATAGAAAAAATCACTTAAAGTTTTTCCTTGTATATTGCATAATTTTTTGTTATAATTAGTATATGAAAATTGAAGAGATAAATCAAATGATTGACAAGGACGCAGCCTTCTTGAAAGAGGAATGTAATATTGATATTGCATCTCTCCGAGTGCCAGAGCTGTGTGCAAGATACCATCAACTAATCTACCAAGAAAAACTTGCGCTAGAGTATTTTAGAACTGAATATAAAGTTTTAAAAAGAGATAGATGGATATATTATACAGGAAAAGCTGACCCCGAAGTATACGAAAAAGAACCATTTAATCTTAATATATTAAAAGCAGATATAGATAAATTCTTAGAGGCCGATGGTGCTTTAAATGTTTGTCATTTAAAAGTAAAGGCACAGGAAGAGAAACTGAATCTATTAACAGATCAAGTCAAGTCTATTATGAATTTGTCGTTTAATATTGGTAATGCAATAAAGTGGAAGAAATTTTTAAATGGTGAGCTTGGATGATTGTTGTAGGTAAATTAAATGAATCATTCTTACAAGTTTCTTGTGAGAGACATATTGCTTATGAGCTGAATGAATTTTTTTCATTCAAAGTACCTAATGCACAGTTTCATCCTAAAGTTCGAGCAAAGATGTGGGATGGAAAAATCCGTTTGTTTAATATACAAACAGGACAGATGTATTTTGGACTATACCCATATTTAAAAGATTGGGCAGAGAAACATTCTTACAAATTACAATCTGACATCGTAGAGGCTCAGAAGTTAAAGGGTATGGGTGTTGCAGAAATAAAAGAGTTTTTCGATTCGTTAAAACTCCATTGTAAGAATGTTCCTATTGCCCCTAGAGATTATCAGATATCATCGTTTATACATTGTGCAAAACAGGAACGTGCGTTGTTGTTGTCACCTACATCATCAGGTAAGAGTCTAGTTATATATTCATTAATTAGATGGCATCAACAGTTTATAGAGAATGATAAGATACTGATATTAGTACCTACTACAAATCTGGTAACACAGATGTATAATGATTTTAAAGATTATTCATCAGCTCTACCTGATTGGAATGTAGAAGATCAATGTCACATGATATATTCTGGTAAAGAAAAAGAAACAGAGAAGCAGATATACATAAGTACATGGCAATCATTATTTCGTTTAGGGCCCCAATACTTCAAGAAATTTGGTATGGTTATTGGTGACGAAGCGCACCTATGTAATGCCCAGAGTCTTAAAGGTATCTTAGAGAAAATGACTACTTGTAGATATCGGTTTGGTACTACTGGTACTCTTACAGATTCCAAGACAAATAAGCTAGTATTAGAGGGTTTATTTGGTAAGACATACCAAGCAGTAACATCAAAAGAGTTAATGGATGATAAACATATATCCGACTTAAAGATTGAGTGTTTGATGTTGAAATACGATGATGATGAGAGAAAACAACTAAAAACAGCCACATATCAGGAAGAGATTGACTTTATAGTTTCCAGTAAAAAACGGAATGAATTTATATGTGAGTTAGCATTAGCTAGGAAAGGTAATGTTCTAGTATTGTTTAATTATGTAGAGAAGCATGGTAAGGTTTTAGAGAGAATATTACGGTCTAAATTAAAGACAGATAGAAATATTTTCTTTATAGCTGGTGAGACATCAGTTGAAGATAGAGAGAAGATACGACAGGTAACTGAAATTGAAAACTCTATTATCGTAGCATCATCGGGTGTTTTATCTACAGGTGTTAATATCAAAAATCTACAAACCTTGATATTTTCACACCCCTACAAAGGAAAAATAAGAAATCTTCAATCCATTGGTAGGGTTTTGAGGTTGGATGATAAAGACAATAAAGCTATATTATTTGATATTGTCGATGATTTATCATGGAAGAAACACCAGAACTATGGCATTAAACATTGGAAGGAGCGAGTTAAAACATATACTGGTGAAAAGTTTGATTATAACATTAGAGAAATAACTTTATAAAGGAAATTGAGATGGGTAAGACATACAAGAAAGTAGTGAAGAATAAATTTGAAAAAAAGAAACTTCATATTCTTAAACAGAAAAAACTTTTTATAGAGGACGATGAAAATGAAGAAGAGCTTGAAGCATTGTCACAAGTGCGAAAAGAAGACGGAGCAGGAAAAGACGAGTGAAGGATTTGGTGGAACTGTATACTATAACGATTTTACTTGTAGTTGTGGTGCTGTAAATTGTTTCAAGAAAATTGGTTTACCAAAACATGAAACAATTTATTGTATTAATACTAACGGTTATTAATTATTAATCTTTGAGGATATTATGAAAGGGAATCAATTTACACTTGGTTTGAGAAATACTATGAATATTAAGATAGTGAATAAAAGTGAAAATCCATTACCACACTATGCAAGAGAAGGTGATGCTGGTATGGATATATGTGCAGCTGAAGATGTTAGATTAAAGGCATTTAATTGGGCAGTAATTCCTACTGGATTATATTTAGAAATTCCAGAAGGTTATGAAGTACAAATAAGGTCTAGGTCTGGATTATCTGCTAAACATGGTATTTGTGTATTGAACAGCCCAGGCACAATTGACTCTGGTTATCGTGGTGAAATAAAAGTTATATTACATAACCATGACCATCATGCTTATGATGTTAAAAAAGGTGAACGTATTGCACAGATGGTTGTAGCTCCTATAACAACTGCAACCCTTACAGAAGTTGCAGAACTTTCTGATTCGGAACGTGGTGAAGGTGGATTAGGGAGTACAGGAAAGTGACTGATAAAAGAAAACATTACGTTGATAATGAATTATTTTTTACTGAGATGAAAAAATGGAAGCAGAGAGTTTTAGATAATCGTGAAGTTGAAGAAAATGACCCACCTACTACAGAATATATGGGTGAGTGTTTTTTGAAGATTTGTGAACATCTTGCTATGCGTCCTAATTTTATAAATTACACATTCCGCGATGATTTAATTTCTGATGGAATCGAGAATTGTTTGCTGTATGCTCACAATTTCAATCCAGATAAATCGAAGAATCCTTTTTCATATTTTACACAGATTATACATCATGCATATGTGAGAAGAATAGTTAAAGAACGAAAGCTGATGCACATTAAGTATCTGCTAGTTGAACGTGAAGGTATACTAAATGAAATTCATACAGCTGGTGAAGATAACAAAAAAATCACTAAGGATTGGGTAGATTATCTTAGAACCCATGAAAAATATGCTGTAAATCCTACTAAAAAGAAGAAAAAGAAGCCTAATTTGGAGTTTTATTTCGGGTAGTAAAGTTTTTCCTTGTATTATAGTCTATAATTTAGTATACTACTAATGTTTCTTTAATGGGGAAGTAATGGATTATCACGTTATGGCTTTTGAAGAATGTTCCAGATGTAAACAGTTTGAGCCAGACCATAGTTTTAGAAATTGTGGATTTTCCATATCTCACAATGAAGATGGCTCAACAGTACAATCTTTTCAATGTAGCAGGTGCAAGTTTAAATGGGAGAAACATTATGAAAATCGCTCTGATAACAGATCAACATTTCGGAGGGAAGCAGGACAGTCAAAACTTTTTGAATCACATAGAGACCTTTTACCGTGAACAATTTTTTCCATATTTGTCTGAAAATAATATTTGTACTGTTATTGATCTTGGCGATACTTTTGATCGCAGAAAATTTGTTAATTTTAATACACTTGATAAAGTCAGACAGTTCTATTTTGATATTTATTTAGAACGTGATATTAAATTACATTCTATTGTAGGCAATCATTCTACTTATTATAGAAATACAAATTCTGTTAATAGTTCTGAATTACTTTATGGGCATTATGATAATGTTTCAGTATATCCAGAAGCCGAAACAATTCATGTGGGTGAAATTGATATTGATTTAATCCCTTGGATAAATTCAGAGAACTATGATAATACTGTAAAGTTTATTAAGAATTCTAAATCACAAGTTGCATTAGGACATTTAGAAATTGCTGGATTTGCAATGTACAAAGGATATAATTCTGAGGATGGTATCTCAAAAGATATATTCAACAAATATGAAGTAGTATGTTCTGGACATTATCATCATAAGTCAAGCAAAGAGAATATACATTATCTTGGAGCTCCTTATGAAATCACTTGGAACGACTATGATGACCCTAGAGGTTTTCATGTGTTTGATACTGAAACCAGAGAGCTAGAGTTTATCCGTAACAAGTTTAGGTTGTTTGAGAAAATCTATTATGATGATGAAAATACAGATTATTCAACAATAGATACACAGTATTATAAGAGTAAGATTGTAAAACTTATAGTAGAGAATAAAAATAATACAGGTGAATATGAATCATTTGTTGATAGACTATATGAATCAGATTTAGCAGATTTCACTATACTTGAAGACTTATCAGAGTATAGTGCTAGGTATGCTGAAGGTGACGATGAGGATGTAGAGATTGGCAATACATCAGATTTCTTAGATGAATATGTAGATGCTATGGATGGTAGTAAGACGGATGAGAAGGTTAAAGTAAAGAAGTTATTAAAGAATATTTATGATGAAGCCCTTAACATGGATGAATAATG